ATGAAAAAAATCATTATCTCTTTATTACTCCTGGCAAGCTCCGGAGCCGCGCTGGCTGCGCCGCAGGTCATTACCGTCAGCCGTTTTGAGGTTGGCAAAGATAAGTGGGCGTTTAATCGGGAAGAGGTGATGCTGACCTGCCGCCCGGGTAACGCGCTGTATGTCATCAATCCCAGTACGCTGGTGCAATACCCGTTGAATGATGTTGCCAGACAGCAGGTGGAGAGCGGAAAAACCACGGCAAAGCCGATCGAGATTATCCAGATTGATGACCCGGCGAAACCGGGCGAAAAAATGAGCCTGGCACCGTTTGTGGAGCGTGCAGAAAAGCTCTGCTAATTGTCAGATGTAGCGCTCTGATTTCCAATAAAAAACCGCAAGGATCTCGCACGAGAACTTGCGGTTTTTGCGTTTAGATGCGTAACAAACGTCCTTTTTTTCCGGCCACTTTAGTCGCGGACTGGAAAACCTGGCGCTGTCATCTATTCTTAAATGGCAGGGTAACTTAGCCTGCATTAATGCCAACTTTTAGCGCACGGCTCTCTCCCAAGAGCCATTTCCCTGGACCGAATACAGGAATCGTATTCGGTCTCTTTTTATGTGCTTGTTTTCGTTGGGTTTTTTCGGTGCTATCACGAAATCCCACGAAAATTACTCGAAATTTCCATATCCTGTCTAAACCATAACATATTCTGCACCGCGTGCGTCCAGGTATTTTTTGGTCATTGTTAAATTTTTATGCCCCAGCAGTCTCTGTGCGAAATCCTCTCCGCGCTCCCTTTCATACAGCCTGCTCGCCAAGCTCCTGATCTCATGGAAAGGAGGAGGGTTGGGGCCAAACTTTAACTCTGTAGAATCCCGGATGTCAGAAAATGCCTGGGTAATTCCGTCCGGAGTTAACGGACCAGGCTTCCTGCCTCCACGCCTCACCGCTGAATACAGCATGAAGTCTGACGGGTTGTTTTTACGACAACGGTCGATAACATCCTGCAGCACCAAATCAGCAGAGTCCAGTCGCAAATCAAGTGGCAACGCCAATTTGTGACCTGTCTTTTCCTGCGTGACAAACAACCTTCCATCCCTGATATCGCTGAATCTGAACAACGATACGTCCTCTCTTCTTTGCCCGGTGACAAGTGCCAGATCACATGCGTTTGCAGCCCATTCGGAATGGGCGGTTGCGGCATCCCTTATTATCTCGAACTGCTCGAGTAAAAGACGCTCACGCTTAACTTTTTGCGTCGGCGTTCTTGTCGGCTCTGCCGGGTTCCTTTCAATATGTCCCTCGACGATCGCCTCCCTGAAAATATCCAACAATACCGAACGCAGGCCTGAGGCCATACTCTTCTTATCGCAGAGTATGTAACTCTCCAGGAAAGTAGATACATCCTTCGTGCTGACCGACGATAGCGGCATACGTCCGAATTCATCACTGATAGTGGCGATCTGATTGCGCCTGACCTTCATCGTGTTGGGCTTCAATTCTCTTCGCTCAAGAATTACTTCGTAGCGCTCGAGCCACGCTTTAACCGTAAACGTTGGTGTTTCCTTTATGCGGTCAAGCAGCGCTGACGGAAGGTAATTTTGGTCGATGTAGTTGTTGGCCTCGATGGCCTGAGAAATGGCGTCCTTTCTGTCGATCCGGCCAAGAGATAATTCTTGACCGGTAATCGGGTTTCGCCAGCTATAAAGCCTGTCTCTTTTACGATAGGTCAGGTTACGGGGCAGGTTAGCGTCGTAACGTACTGGCCTTTTCGCCATGAGTCAGTCTCTCCAGTAGAGTGCCGCCAGTTGGCAGCGCTAAGCGTTTTGATTTGGGACGAAGGTTCTTTTTGCTCGGATCCACATAGATGGCGTCAGGCTGAACCTTATATTCTTTTCCGTGAAGTTCCGGAGCAGGGTAAATGCGCCCCTCCCGCGCCCAGCGGCGAAGTGTTGAAAGAGACGGCGGGGTTGAATAAGTCGAATTCGCCCATTCCTGCAGATTAAGAAGCTTGGCCATACTACCTCCGGATCCGGCAACTCATTATAGAGCTGCCGGAAAACTGTTAATGAAATATCGTTATCAAGAAACCTGACCCGGCCGTGCGCGCAGCCGGCGCATACCTGTCATCGCCGTGGCCACGTAGCTGGCCTTGCGGTTCACTACTTCTACCCAGACCTTCACGCCTTCAACTCTCACCGTGTACGTCTCTTTCATCTTGCTACGCCCGTAGTCGCCGTAGCGTTGCTGGTGGGTAGCCAGTGCGATGTCGCATGCCTGGCGTGCTAATGGGGATTGCTGATTTCCGCGGTTAATTAGTCGCATGGCTATTTCATTCGATACGCTTAAACTCGATCACCCACACCAACGGATTAGCCTGCCAGCTGTCATCGCCGTAAATGGACTTCCATAGATAGCGGTAACCATCGACCAGTAAATCACCAAACCCGGTATAAGTTATTCCCTCAGCTTCGGCGTCGGATTCAGTAATTGCGTTCAAGCGCTCAACGCGAACGTCGGTAATCTCCAGCGTGATACGGCTGGCCCAGCGCGGCATGTGAATGGATGGACGCCAGCAGCAATGCAGATTATCGTCGGCATCGAAAAACTCTGGTGCAGGCTTGCCATCGGCCTTGTAAACGCAGAACTGAGCTTTCTCAAATGGTGTGGAGTCTTTGCAATAGGCGTCCATCTGATCGAAATCGAATAATGGCCCTTGAAACGTCTCGCGCACCCAGATGCGATCACCCTGCTTACCAAACGGACTGTTCAAATAGTTTCTGGCAGACAGCTCCCCAGCGAGTTCGTTGCCGGATAATTCACAGCCAAGATTGCGATCTTTGAATGGGAACTTAATCGGGCGCCGCGTCTGCGTTTTGCGACCGTCGAGAATGGCGCGAACCATCTCACTGTTAAAAATCATTCCGCGCTCAGTCATTCCAGGCCTCCAGTTCGTTCTGGATTTCCTCGTCAACCTCGTCATTGGTGGCGTCTTCGTTCAGATAGTCACGCGCCTCTTTGAGATACTGTTCGCGGCGTTCGTGATACCAGGCAGAAAACTCCGGCGACCATCCTCGATTAGCCCCCTGAAAATCTACCATCGCATTATCCTCAGCTATACGCTCGACCATGCAATCAGCGGTGGTCAGTGCCGCCTCGCGGATGTAACCCCACAGGTCGCGCTTACGCCAATACTGGCTATATTTCGAATCGCAGAGCGGTTTAAATTCGACTTCCCAGCGACGGATGCAACGTGCATTTAATGATTTACTCATTTCTTTACCAGGAGGGCGAACCCTCCCGCCTCCCTTAGCCCACGTATTCCGGTTTCATGTCTGCGAGAGTGATGCTGAACTGGTCGTGCAGCTCGTCGCCCAGGTGACGCTTGGCCGCCGCAAGAACTCGCTCAACTTCACCGAAACGCGCTGCTGCATCCGGTTCGTCCGGAGATGGCAGGGAGTTGATCGCGGCTTCGACCTTGTTACGTGAATCAACCAGGTAATAACGTTTGACTGCCTTATTTTTCAGTTCAGTGAACAGGGCAGATCCGAGCGTGGCCTTCGCGCTTTCGATATCAGCACGCATTGCTTTGGCGCTATCAACATCCTGTGCTGCCTCGATGCGCTCGCGGAAATCATCGGCAAGAGCGTCGATATTTACCGACGATTCGTGTGCGCTTTGCGTGGTTGTGACGGTGTCAACTGAAATATCTGCCAGGCTAACGCGTTGCGGTGCCGGGTTAATCTCTTTCTCAGTGCGCGGTTCAACTTCATCTGGGCTGTAGACTCCAAGGATGACTTCTGGGCAGTACAAGCGCGCCCAGTACTTCACTGCCAGATAAGCGATCTGCTGCTTCGGCGCTGTTTTCCACAATGGAGAGTTACGTGTGGTGATATCTGCCAGGTAGATTGGTTCACCCCAGGTTATTTCTTCTTCTCCGCGAAGTACGGCGCCAACCCGGATAAACAGGCCTAATTCATCGCGGCCGTCTTTTTTGCCGGCGATCTTCTCCCAGTCACCGCCGTATTCGTAATGGAAGCGACCCACGATGGCACTGGAGCTGGAGATTACTGCGTTGACCAGTTGCGCTTCGTAACCCAGAACGCCGTTGACCAGATGCGTTTTCTGGGCAACTGCATATGGGTTCATTCCCCATTGCATAGCCTGCATGACGATCGCCATACAGTCGGCGGGTTTCCCCGCCAGGTGTTTGGGGACGGTGACGGCAGACTGAGCCATCAATTCAGCGAACGAAGTAAGCTGGCCGAGTGCTTGCACGTTGAACACAGCGTTGCTGGCGGAAATGGTGTTTGGTGCCTGCTCGGTCGTAATGATGTTGGTATTTTGCATGGTCAAATCCTCCATTAAGCCAGACGCAGCGCTTCAAGGCGGCGCAGGTCGAAGTCGTTAAGTTCGTCGGTGTAATCAGCGGTGATCGGCGCAGGCCATTCGCCAGTGTCAAAGCCGGTAGCGATAGCGCGCATTGATTTGCGGTACTCAAGCATGCCCAGCTCCAGCAGTTCGGCGGATGCCTCGATGATGGCAATCCAGTGGTAGTTCTCGTCTTTGTTGACGAAAATCCAGAAGAACTGGTCCAGTGCTGCGGTCTCGCAATACATGGCGGCGCTCAGGTGATAGTCACGGTCGATGATTTCCCGGTGCAGTTTGGCGCGAAGGCCTTCCTGCTTAACGTTCCACATGCTGATGGTTTTCAGGTCGGCACCGATGCGCACGCCGTCCAGGTCGATTTCCAGATCCGGGCGAACGCGGACTTCCAGACCGGTTTCGTCGTCAAAGCCAAAGTAGCTGACCTCCACGGCGCGGCTCGGGTGCTGAAGCAGCATCCCGGCGGTTGGGTGCTGTAGCAGGGCTTTCTGAATGGCCAGTGCAGTGCTCAGTTGCTGGCGGGTGACCAGCACTTTCCCATGCGGATTCTCGCGCCACGCATCCAACAGCTCGTCGGCGAAGACGGCTTCCGGATTAACAGACTTCACAGCCTGAATCAGATCTGCTTTGGTACCGGACACTTTCAGCGGCGCCAGTTTCTGTGCTTCCTGTGCAACCAGGTCAGGATTGATGATTGCCAACTGCTCGAGTAACGCATCACGGCTACCACTGGTTTTCACCTGTGCAGGCAGAGTGGCGTTGTATTCCTTGATGCAGGCTTTCATCGCCGCTGCGGTCTGCTTCTGGTCCGTTTCGATACGCTGGTACTCTTCTGGCAGCGACATATAGCTCTGGCCAGTTTCCTCCAGGGAACCACCCAGTGGTACCTGTGCAGGCAGGGTGGCGTTGTATTCTTCCAGCAGCGCTTTGATGTCGTCGGCGCTCAATTGCGCTGGCAGACCTGCGTTGTACTCATCGATAAACGCGCGGATTGTTGCCGTTGTGGTGAACGCGCCTTCTGGTATCGTCGGTTCAACGCTGAACTCTTCATCGAGCTGCTCTGGCTGCAACGCAAGGCCGTGCACCAGGTTACCCATGTCCAGTACCGGAGAACGCTCTTTGGTGATCGTTTTGGCGACGTGGCGCGCGTTGAAATACATCAGGCTCACGCGGGCATCTTTCACCTGGGTGCTGCTGATCCCGTTCGCTGCGTGATAAACCTCGTTCGGCAGACCTTCATAGCGGCCTGGCTCAAAGTAAGCAGGGTAAACAACAGCTGGTTCGTCAGATTGCGCTTCGGGTTCGGTTTGCGCCAAAACTGGTTTAGTCTGGTTTACAGAACCGCAATTTTGGGCGACAGAATCTGTATTCTGGTTTACATCGGCTTGCTGGCTGGTATGTGACTCTTCACCAGTTTCCACACTGCTCTTGCCTGTATGCAGCGCATCACCAGCCTGTTTTTCATCACTGTTAGTTTCTTGAACCTGCACATCGCTGGTGGTCTCCGTAGCCTTTTTCGTGCCATGAGTTGCTGAGTTTTGCAGCAAAGCCGTAACGTCGAATATTCCGTTGCCGACATTTTTAACCAGTTCTTGTTCGACTTTCTGCGGTTGTGCCGCAGCTTCCTCTGCGCGGCGGCGTGCTCCTTCTTCACGCACGCGTTGCAGGTTCTCTTCGTGAGTGCAGAAGGATTTGCGCGGAGACTCCTTACTTTCAGGTTGGGGAATTCCCTGTGTTGCGGGTTCGGCTTCATGCAATGGCAATAACTCGACCGCGGAATTGAACGCGGCTGTCATGGTCTGGTTAACAAATTCCAGGTGAGCGACAGGAGTGAGATGAATATTTTCCGGCGCGATACGTACCAGATTAAAAATAGCCGTGCGGTTAACGCCAAGAACGCCAGGCTGATTGCGCAGAATGCTGCTCCATGATTTCCACGGTTCTTCTTTTTTGGTCACGATTTCTTTAGCGCGACGAAGAATGCTGCCCGGGATCTCGAAGTGGTTGAAGTCCATAGGCAGAAGGGCACAGGCAATCTCTAAATCGAGAGTGTCAAGGGTGTGGTGTGCATCAGGTCCACGGTCAGTGACGTAACCGCCGTCGGCATTGGTGCCGGAATCAGTACGCTGCACGCTACTGATGCGATTACCTGCAGCCCATTCGCGAACAAGGATACCGCGGTCAATATGATCTGTAGCGAACCACAATTTCAAAAACTGAATTAAGGTCGCGAGTTCAGGGATTTTTCCATCGACAGGGAATGCTTTCTTAACTGCATTCACAACTTTATGAATATCGTGCTCAATGGCTTTTTTGAATGCTTCCACATTCTCAGCAGCCAGCAGCAGGTTCTGGATGTACGATTCATCAGTATCCATCTCAAGGCGGACAATCTCATTCTTCTGGCCAGCATCGACGTGATAGAGATACTCACCTTCACCGATGAACTGAGCCAGTACACGCTGACGGAATGGCAGGGTGGCAACGACGATCAGGTTCGGCTGCTCTGACTGCTGAGATTCTTCTGCGGTGCTGTCTTCAATATCTGCGTCGTCGACAGACTCATCTTCAGCCTGTTGTTTAACATTCCAGGTGCGCTGGTCTTCGGCCAGTTCATAACGATCACACCAGGTGAAATCAACGTCGCCTTCTTCTGGCAGGTCGTTGTACACCGGGAAATCAGTGCGAATCGGTTTGGTGTAGTCCTTACCGCGACCCGTTTCGATGCCTGCGTCTTCCAGCTCAACATCGAGCGTCAGCGCAGCGCGCGCTTCGGATTTTGCAGTGAACCAAATCACTGCATCTTGCTTACCGGATTTCTGAGTGGCTTTAACCACATAAAAGAATTCCATGTGAGATCCTCTTTTTTGGGTGTTAGAATCCCCGGGCCATTGATAGCGCCCATTGGGTTAACTTTGGTTTTGATGTTGTTTCCGGTGTAACTTTGGTCGGTGCCACCGGACGTAGATCCCGCCTTGCGCGGGGTGTACGTTAGCCTTCGTGAGCCATCTGGTCGTGCGAAGCGCAACGTCTGGAGCAATACTCTTTCTCTTTGCGCGCCAGCAGTGAGCCGTTGCGATAAAGAAGGGTGCTTTTGATTACCTCTTCCGGTTTAACCGGCTTGCTGCAGTAACCGCATTTCTTGTCTTGCATGACACTCTCCGTTAATGGCTGAGGCCATTCCCCAGACCGTTCAGATAAACTTCAACCAGCAAATCCCTGGTGTAAGTCATCTCAACGCCGCGATGCAGATACAAACGACCACGAGCATTAGCTGATGCTGTCCAGGTTGAGTCTTTGTGTTTGACGAGCATTCCAGGCTGAACTGCGCCGCGGTTTACTGTCTGTGTACCGTAGTGCTGATGAACCATGATGTTCTCCAGTTTTTCTGAGTGAACTTCGCTGGTGGTGCCGTGACGCTGATCTTCACGGTTGAGCGTTTTAACTCTGCAGTTCACCACCGCGAAACCCACTCTTTGTGTCTTGCCTTGTCGCCGGCCAGCGGAACGTTTGAACTTGATGCGCTTAGTGTTTCGCGATGAGGTAAGAATAACTATAGTTATCGATATTGTCCATAACTTAACTTATAAAAATGGGAATTGAGTTATATGTGCATAATAACAAAGGGAATTTAATTTTATAAAAATGGGGTATGGATAGCAGAAGTGGATTTATTGCTTTAGGATGGCGAAGGAGAAACCGGCCATGAGGCCGGTTATGTTATTGCTTCTTGCGGAAATTTTCGTCGTTTTTTACGTACTCAAAAGAATCAAGAACTAATCCCGATATCCTCAAAATATCCTCAGGATTATCCATGTAAATCCTTGAAGCATCGCAGGTTAATCCTGCTCTAGAGATTTCATTAATTGTTATGTCATTCAAATCTATAGGTAGTTGGATCGATGATTTCGATTTCTTATCATAGTAGCGAACTATCCAGCGGTTCGTTTTACCCTGGAAGAGAACACCGAAGTACGATGCAGTGTCTTTGTATTGAATGTCGTGCTCAAATCCAATGATTGATACGATTTTATCAAAGAGCTGCCTTTCGTTATGAGTAGTAACAATATTAGGATTATCTGGGTCTACAACATCCGCTTGTGCATCAGACTTTTCTTGTTCGTTCTCGTCATGAACTTCATCGTGCAAGGATTCTGTTGGGTTTTTTCCAGATAGCCCAGAAACTACCATGGCACTTACTGATAATTCTACTGCTTGTTTAACTAATGGTGTTATCGACTCAAGAAATCTTTGGTTCAATTGTCTTTCTACATTAGATCTGCTTGCTACATATCTAACAAATTCCTGGTCAACTTCTCGAAGGCTTGAACTTATTGTTTTAGTAAAAGCGGAAAGGTATACGCTTTCTTCTGCGAGGGTTCTTAAGGCTTCGGGCTTGAACTTGTCATGTCTAAATCTAAACAGTTGCTCAGCATCAGCGTCTGTAGCTTCATCCATTCTTATTTTTAAGAATGGAGTGGGGTCCATAATATTTTTCTCTTTTAGGTCAGTAAAAAATCTCCACTCAACTCCATTGGTTATGGCTGAGATTGTTACCTCTGGGGTTGAGTTAAAATATCTTGATAACTGCGGGCAGTGATTATCAATTTTTTCTTTATAGGCTTTGGCTTCAATGAACATGACTGGAATCCCTTGACAAAACAGGGCATAGTCAACCCGCTCATTAGCTTTCACCCCAGGAAAATCAGCACCATATTCAGCTTTTACTTTTTGTGGATCGTATGGACTAAAACCGAGAATATCCAAAAATGGTAAAATTAGTGCCTGCTTTGTTGTTTCTTCAGTAGTGCAATGCAGTCCAACGTTTTTAACATGATCACTATGAAGCTTTAACCTGTTTTTAAATGCATCCATTTGGGGTGTCCCATATCTGTGTTAATAGTCTAAAACTGACCACCAAAAAACCCTGCCTATAATTTCTATGTCTCCTAGATTTTTATCCTCAGATGGATACTCAGCACTGTTGTAACTGCGAATGCTGATCATCTCGGGTCCTGTGCGATAAAGCAGTTTAATTCTTTTCCACCCATCTTCGTTGATGGCATACATTTTCCCATCAACGATTTTTTTATCTTTTGTGTTTACAGCGACCGTAGTGCCATCAGGAATATTGGGTTCCATACTATTTCCTCTCGCAGGGAAACATAGAACACCTGAGCCATCAGTGTTAGCACCTACCTTGCGCAGAGTCGCTTTCGAAAACCTCAGTTTAAAACCGTTGTAATCCTCGTCAGAAACCTTGCCGTCACCACAAGCAAACTCTATATCTCTCAAAAAGGGGATCTCCACTTCATCTTCAGGAAGCGGTGTGTTTCTGTCCCATGAGTCAATTTTCCCCCACTCTTTCTCTGGTGGGATGTTGTCTTCATGACGCATCGGACCGCTTCCTGCGCTCAGCCATTCAGGTCTGACGCTTAGCGCACGCGAAAGCTCAACCATCTTACGGCTGCCATTTGTCTTTCCTGATGTCATTTTTTGAATCGCCGGTTGTGAGAGTCCAACACGTTCAGCTAGCTGCCCTTGGGACAAGCCTGCTGCGGTCATGGCGGCGATTAATCGTTCTGCGAAGGTTTTCATGTCGTCAATTTATAACCGTGGTTATAGAAAGTAAAATAACAAATATTATGGACTGCTGGCATAACTTAGGTTATCTTTTCATTGTTAATCACCATTCGAGGAATGATTTATGAATTTAGTTATTTACAAGGCACTGGAAATCGTGGGGAGTCAGCAAAGGCTTGCTGACGCCTGTGGAGTTTCTCAACCAGCCGTTCATAAGTGGTTGAACGGAGGATCTGTATCCCCAAAGCACGTTCTATCAATCGTCAAGGCTACTAATGGTGAGGTCAAAGCCCATGAAATCAGGCCTGACTTATCCGATTTATTTCCACATTAAGCCGTCTGACCGGCGGCGCTAACCTTCAGGGGGCTGCAAATGCAATCACTTACGTTTTACCAGGATACAGGAGTACCGCAACAAGCGGTGATAAATCGCGCTCAACCCTATAAGGGACCGTGTCACGAAGATATTCGAGATGCCGTTCGTTCATGGGCAGGTGTAGATGGTCAGGATGTCGTTTCTGCTCTGATCATCGAAGAGTACCAGGCGCAGGGTGGTGATGACATCACTTTCCCTGGCGATCTCTGCCGAAAGCGCCAGAAGCTGTTTCGCTTCCTGGACAACCACTTCAACAGCGAGCGTTACCGCGAGAACGTCCGCCAGCTGACACCGGCAATTCTCGCTGTCTTGCCGATTGTGTACCGCAGTCGCCTGCTGCCAGAAGACAACATCATGGCTCGCCTGGCACGTATGGAGAAGGAAACCAGCGAAGCGAAGATAGCTGTCGCGATGGATGCGCCGCGTCATCAGAAGCTGAAAGAGCTGAGCGAGGGGATCGTGGAGATGTACCGCGTTGACCCTGGGCTAACTGGCCCGCTGATGGAGATGGTGCAGATGATGCTGGGGGCTATATGACGGGCTCAAAAAAAGGTAAAGGTCGGACCGCGCCAACGGAACCGACCTTCGGTGTAATTCCAGGCAGAAATTACGAGGTCATTATGACAAACGCATGTACAAAACACCAGGCGAAAGGAGCATAGCTATGTCGAATGTTGCTTACGCCGATTTTGCGGCGCGTACCGCCGTCAGGAGCAACCGGATGGAGAACCAGAAGACCGGATTCATCCCGTTGTACCGGAGTGTACTGAAGAAGCCCTGGGCGAAAGATGTATTCCTGCGCACGCTGTGGGAAAACCTTCTGTTGGGCGCTGCCCGTCAGCCCTATACGGCCACCTTTAAAGGCCGTCAGTGGCCGTTACAAACCGGACAACTGGTGACCACTTCGGCAGATCTCGGGCTGAAATTATGCGACCGAAATGGGGAGCCAACCAGCCGTCATGCAGTGGAACGCATGCTGGCTCATTTTGTGAAAGAGGGGATGATTTCAACCGCCGGGGAGAAGAGAAAAGGCACTGTGATTACCATCACAAATTATGTGCAATATGCTCAAAAAACAGACGATTTACCCGCGCAATTCCCCGCGCATTACGGCGAGCATTACGCCGCGCATGACGAAGCCAGTAATGGCGGTGCTTCCGGTGGCGATGCCGAGCATTTACCCGCGCATAAGGCCGCGCAATTCCCCGCGCATCATGAACAACAATATAATAACAACAATATAAATAATAAGATCTCTTCGTCTCGGAATTCTGAAGAATCCCGAAACGAGGCGACTGAAAAATTCCTCTCTCGTCACCCGGAAGCTGCTGACGGAATCTACACCCCGGCAGGTAAGTCCTGGGGAACAGCCGATGATCTCAAAGCGGCACGCTGGATACATACCCTGCGCCTGACTGTCAATGCCAGCCTGAGCGAACCAAATTGGGTCGAATGGGCTAACACAATCCGCCTGATGCGTGTGCAGGACAACCGTACGCACTTCGACATTTGCGATTTGTTCAAATGGGCCAACAAAGATGATTTCTGGAAAGACAACATCCTGAGCCCTTCAAGCCTGCGCAAGCAGTGGGACCAACTGACGACCAGGCGTATACGTTGCGGTGACCATGCGGACCCGGCAACCGGGAAAAACAAGGTCGATTACAACAACACAGACTGGATCAACGGGGTGTTCGATGAAAAACATTTCTGAGCAGATGGTCAACTTCGACCGCGAAAACTTTGTACGTGTAGCTCACGGTATGCAGGAACAGCAGGACGTGCAGGCTCCCGACGTTGAGCAAACTGCGGAAATCTTCAACTCCCTGTTCAGCGCCCTTCGAGCTGCGTTCCCGGCCAGCGCTCACAGCTTCAATAATCAGGCTGAGTTCGACGAATTGCGGCGCCAGTGGTTGCTGGCTTTCAGTGAAAACGGGATCACAACCATGGAGCAGGTCAACGCTGGTCTTCGTGTGGCGCGTCGCCAGGAGCGCCCGTTTCTGCCATCTCCTGGGCAATTTGTTGCCTGGTGCAGGGAAGGGCGTTGTGTGCTCGGTATCACGGTTGCTGATGTCATGGCTGAGTACTGGAAGTGGCAGAAGCTGGTTTTCCGTTACACGAGCAGTGAGAAATATCCATGGTCCAGGGATGTTCTGTATCACATCTGTCTCGAACTACGTCACCGTAGCACCGAAGGGCAACTGAGCCGACAGGAACTGGAGCGCGAAGCTGTGAAGGTGCTGGAAATGTGGGAACGCCGTGTGTTGTCAGGAAAACCGATACCACCAGTACGACGCGCTCTGGCTGCGCCTAAACCAGTAACCGGGCCAACACCGGCAGAGATGCTGATGGCTCAGTACAAACAACGCAAAAACGCTGGTCTGATTTGACGGGAGACGCTATGAAAACTGTAATTTACGCACTGAAAGCAATGGGCAAATCTACCTGTCGCGAAATTTCCGCCGGGCTGAATAAAGACGTACGCGACATGCTTAAGATTCTGGAAAACATGGAAGACCAGGGGGCGGTAAAATTTGTTAACGGTTACTGGTCAGTTGCCAGTGCAGAAGACAAAAAACAAGCGCTACCAGCAGAACCAGCTAAAACTGTCCTGCGTGCGAAAAATTTGAACGACACTCCAAAAAAGCCGCTGCGTGGTGAAGTTGCCGAACCGATAAAACCTGAGGCCATAGTCGCACTACTGACTGAAAGCGGGAATATGGACACCGTAGCACTCGCGTCGGCGGTGGGACGCGATCCCAGAGGTTTAGCATCAAATCTATGCCTGATGGCAAAGCGCGGATATATCCAAAAAATCGGTCAGGGGAAAGGTGTTAAATGGGGACTTCCCGACGACAAGGCTGTTCCCGTGGTGCCGGAATTTGCAGAGTTGCCAGATATCGAAATCACACCGAAGGTTGCGGCGCCAGCCGTGGCGGATACGGACCGTGTTCAGGTTGAAGAGTTTCTGGACAGCATCCCTGTGCTGAAAAAGGCGAGTCAGCCAGTACTGGTCCCGACACTGCGTGAAATCAGTAATGAAATCCGCAAAACAAAATCCAATCTCGATAGCCTGGAAAAACTCCGAGACGCTGTTCGTGAAGTGAACCGGAATCGCCGTGTGCTGCGCTTATTTGTCGGGGAGGCTGAATAACGATGGCAAGTAAATCACTGTGGGCAATTGTCAATTTTCTTCGGGTTAACCAGACCATAACGCCTCGTCAGGTTCAGCACCTTCTGGGATGCGACTGCAAGAAAGCACACAACCTGCTGCTTCACCTGACACGCAAAGCGGTAGTTATCCGTACTGGCGAACCGCATCGCCCTGTCTACATGTTTCAGCCCGGCGGGGAGTTGAACATTAAGCAGATCAAATCGAAAGTGAGAAGAAACATGGTCACGTCAGTATGCCGCACAAGTCCGACAATGCAGCGCGTTCTGGCGTTTTACGGGAGAGCATCAGCATGAGCAGCAGAGATAAATTTGAACAAGCCATTAAGGCCCGCTTTGGTGACCTAATTGATTACCGGACATGCAAAAACTCTGATGGCGAGTACATGGCCTGGGACATGCAGGTTGCATGGTGGGCATGGCAAGCAGCAGAAACAGACATGGCAGTACAGCTCGCTAACGCCGAGAGCAAGTGTAGGGAGCTGGCGGCGGAGAGTGGGGTGCTGAAAAAAGCGGCTGAGTTCGCCACTGCACCAGATATGTGGATTGAGCAGGCTGATGGAATGCTGGATTACCGGTATTTCGAGTGGTACGTCGACGTGCTGAAGGCTGCAATGGAAACCCCAGCCACCGACGCTTTCCTGGCTGAAGTGCGGGCAAGTGCTATTGAACATGCTGCATCAGAGCGCTGGGGTAGCGGATACGTATTCTGCGAGCTGAATGAGTTAGCTGCCAAAATTCGCAAAGGAGTGCAGTCATGAGCATGATGGATTTCGCAGAAGCTAAAAAGGCGGTCGACGCCATCACAACCGACTGGTCTATCCGTGGCCCATATCACGAAGACGACGGGAAATATTACGCCTTGCTTCGTGGAGAGTGGGTTGGTGGCGGGTATATCGGAAAACGTAAGGCTCTTGATGCCATTCTCGAAAAGTTGACCAGCGAGGCCGCCCAATGAGCAACATCGACAACCATAGTCTCGCGAATGATGAAAGCGTGAAAACCTTTTACATCCATCCGGCGGCATTCGGCAGTACGAAAAACCCTGGCTACGGGCATGTTCCTGTTGTACGTGCTGATGATTTCGAGAAACAGCGCGCCAAGCTGGAATCCGCAGAGAGGCGGATTGCTGAGCTGGAGGCGCGGGAGGTGCGTGAAGATGGAAATCAATTCCTCGTTGTTCGCTATCCCGGAAAGGCTTCGGTAATCAAGCACTGCGCTGGCGACCTCGAAGGCTTTCTGCGCCAACTACTTGAGTATGACCCTATGGCAACCATCGACATAATCACACACAGATATTACGGCGTTGGTGGTCAATGGATTCAGGATGCAGACGAATATCTGCAAATGATGGCCGCCGCAGCCGGGAAAGGAGCGACATCATGAGCACTATTACCAAAGAACTGGCAAAGCTGTTCAGAAAAATTACGAATTCTGAAATTGATGCGGAGGGAAACGCTCATGTTGTTTTATCTCCTGCTGATAGCCTCCTGATTAATAATGCGCGTATCGCACTGGCATCGCTCGAAGCGGAGGCTGTGGCGTGCATTGACCGGGCTAATCTGGACTATCTGGAGTCGGGAGCTGACGCTGATGTTTGGCCTGCATCCGGGGCCGGTTCGGATGATGTGTTGCTCTACGCAGCACCACAGTTACCGCAGCCAGCGGTGTTATCTGTGCCCGCTGCGATGGAAATGGATGATGACTTTGACAGCGCGTTTGAACACGGAAAAGCTGTCGGCTGGAACGCCTATCGCGCAGCCATGCTTCAGGCAGAACCTGCAAGTAATAGTGATGAGTTACCGCCGGACTATCTGCAAGGACACAAAGACGGACTGGAGTGGGCTGCACAACTGGCAGAGGCTAATCATCCGCAAACAGGTGACTGGTTGTACGACGACCCAATCGAGCTTGCCAGAGCGATTCGCAAAGGTCCTGATATGCCTGAATTTAAGTCAGTATCTGTTGATGAGGATGATAACTTCTACTCGTGGTTTGGCAGGTTCTGGTATGAAAATTATCAGAAAAATAATTACACAACATCTGCAAAACAGATGCTTGGTACGATGGCTGAATTTGCCTATAGGGCAGGTAGAGAGTCGGCAGCGCTGGCTGGCAACTCTCCGGTAACTCCGGATGGTTGGCAATTGGTTCCGAAGGAACCTACAGAAGCGATGAATAAAGCTGGCTGGGCTGCAATTAACGAACATGATGCCATTAACCCGACATACAGGGCTATGCTCGCAGCAGCACCTCAGCAGGACGTGAGGTTAGCATTGGAAATCGGCATGTCCCGTTACGCAGGTGCTATGCAAAAGCTCGTAGACTCTGGTGATTGATATAACCTGCCATACAAGCGATATGCGAATTCCCATATCGACAATATAACCCGCTACGGCGGGTTTTCTTTTTCGCTTCATCGATCCCTGCTACGATTCACTTACTTTTACTGATGGGAATAGGGATATGAAGAAAGTTCTTGTTGTTTTATTGGTGTCACTTTTTTCACTGACAGCAACGGCAGCAAACAAGCCATGCTCAGGTAAGAAAGGCGGAATATCGCATTGTTCGGGTGAAAAATTTGTTTGTAATGATGGCTCTATCAGCAAGTCCAAGAAGGTTTGCCAGAAATAGTTATCAATAAATAGCACTCACCATCAAAATTAAACCCGCTACGGCGGGTTTTTTCTTTCTGGTAGCGGGCTGTGGTAACGCTGTGCCTCCAGCGCTCGCTGAGGCGCTGGTGAGCGCGAACCTGCCGGAGCTATGACAGTCGAAACAAATCGCGACATAACATATAATCCCTCTCAATATAAAGAGAGGGATTATATGAAATTTTCTAGGATGATTGCTGGGACTGTATTTTCTGTGATGTTATCTGGCTGCGCTGCAGTACAGTACAACGACGGTGAGAAGGTTAGTATCCAGTCTGATGGCTGGTACGGACTCGATAGCCTTCATGAGACAGCTGTTAAAGCGTGTAACCAATACGGAAAAACGAAAGCTACGTATATTCACAGTGCGAATATGAACCCTCATTTACCAGCCGGGACTGGTGTTCAGAATACATTCTGGAAATGCGAGCCTTAGATATGTCATCTTTTTTAACATTGCAGTAAATTCGAAATAAGATCAGGACAAGGTTAACGTCGACCTGGCTGCCAGTGGCGTAGCTTACAAAGAACGCATGAATATGCCGGTTATCGCTGAGCAGGTAGCCCGTGAGCAACCAGAGCATCTGCGTGAATACTTCATGGAGCGAATTCGCTACTACCGCGAGCAAAGCCTGACACTGCCAAGAGCGTCAGACCCACGTTACATCGAGATGTCATCTCAGAACGAGAAAAAGTGAGGGTTTATGTTCAATATTATTATTCTTAAAGGTGAATTTGGTACTTTTGTTGATATTCAGAAGTACATCGGTGAAATTCCACCCAGAAAAACATCTATAAAACTTGATGGCGAAGCTTTCAAGCTATCCCTTTACGAGTTAAATGACAGCCAGTATTTAATTGCGCATCAGCACGATGTTACAGAGGAAAACAGATCCGCTGTAGATGACGCAATCATTCAGTTAAACATCGAACCAGTTGATTGATTTTCCATTATCAACTGTACATAATGTCAGTGTCAGCCTGAACAACTGACGACTTGATGCGCCACGGAGAGAACCATGGCGCACGAACTACAACTCATCAAGCAGTCTTCAGGAATCCTGATCCCCGCGACGCCGGAGACCAGCGATATTCTGCAATCAAAAATCAAACTAGGCGCCGTGCTGGTGGCCGAGTTCCGGCAGGTGAGGAATCCCGCATTCCATCGCCGTTTCTTTGCGCTCCTGAATCTCGGGTTTGAATACTGGGAACCTACTGGCGGGGCGATCTCCTCCAACGAGCGCAAACTGGTAACCGGCTACGCCAAATTCCTTGCCTCATTCGCGGGAAGTGAAGCCGCACTCCTGGATGCTGCTGAGCAATATCTTGAGCGTATCGCCGATAAACGCGCCGGTAGTATCAGCATCTGCAAATCTTATGACGCATACCGTGCATGGGTGATCATCGAGTCTGGTCACTACGACGCCATACAGCTTCCCGACGGCACCCTTCGCAAACACCCCCGCAGCATTGCCTTCGCCAACATGGACGAAACCGAGTTCCAGCAGCTGTACAAAGCCGCGCTCGATGTTCTGTGGCGCTGGGTATTGTCCCGGGCATTCAAGGACCAGCGTGAAGCGGAAAACGCCGCCTCGCAGCTCATGAGCTTTGCGGGGTGATGACCATGAAATATTCCTGGTTCCACCATCACGAATGCACAACCGAACAGGCAGACGAGTTGGTGGCGAGTTATCGCCGTCGTGGCGCCACAGTAGAACGCAGCCTGAATAGTGACAACATCACCTGGACTGTCAGCGCAAAATTGCCTGAATGCGAACATCCGGCGCGTACGCCAAGAACCTTTCGACAAAAGGTCTGGGGGTGAGCATGGCTAAATTACCTCGCCGCAAGTGTGCCAACAAAGAATGCCGGCAGTGGTTCCACCCGGTTCGCGACACGCAGACTGTCTGCGGTTATGAGTGCGCCAGCGCCGTCGGGAAAGAGCAGACCAGAAAAGCCCGTGAAGACGCTAAGCGCAAAGAGTCCGCCAAACAGCGCGCTACTGAGAAGAAAGAGCGAGCCGCCTGGCGCCAGCGTAAAGCTGCAGTTAAGCCGCTGAAGCACTGGGAGGATTTAACCCAGCGCGTCGTCAATGACTATATTCGCGAGCGTGACCATGATTTGCCATGCATCAGTTGTGGGACGTTCGACACCGTCCAGTGGGAAGCCGGGCATTACCGCTCACGTGGGAAAGCGTCACATCTCCGCTATCACGAAGACAATATCAGTAAACAGTGCCACCACTGTAACGTTCAGCTGTCGGGCAATCAGCAGCAGTACCGCCTTGGCCTTATAGAGAAAATTGGGGCTGAACGCGTTGAGGCGCTCGAAAACAATAACACCCCGCACCGATACACCATCGAAGAACTCGAAGCCATCAGAAAGCATTACAGCGCGCTGAGGCGACAACTCGTCAAAGCAAGGGAGGCTGCATGACATTTGAATCCTATTTTGCCGATCACCTCCGCGTTCGTTGGCAACGATTGCGCTTATATCACTTTCCCGGCTCTGTGCTGACGGACTACCGAATACTGAAGAACTACATCAAAACCATAGGCGGTGCTGTATGAACACTCAATTTCTCGAATACGTGCGTCAGCAGCTGATAGTGGCCACCGCCGACCTGAGTGGTGCGACGAAAGGGCAGTTGATGGCCTGGCTGGAGAACGCGCAGTTCGATACCGGTACCTTTAAGCGGAAGAAGATGAAGGTGAAGGATGAGGTTACTGGCGAGATGATAACTCTGGATAACCCGCCAATCCCCGGTAAACAGTCGCATGCCAAGGGATCGCATATTCCGCTGGTGCAGCCGGTTGAATACTCCACTGCATCGTGGCGCCGTGCACTGATGACGCTCGAAGAACACCAGAAGGCCTGGCTGCTATGGAACTACAGCGAGAATGTGCGCTGGGATAATCAGGTTGAGGTTACGCAGTGGGCGTGGGCTGAATTCAAGTCGCAGATGGGGGATCGAAAGATAGCTGGTAAAACCATCGAACGGTTGAAGGCGTTAATTTGGCTTGCTGCTCAGGATGTGAAAGCAGAACTAGCTGGGCGCAGCACATACGAGTACCAGCAGTTGGCGCAACTGGTAGGGGTATCAAAGCCAACTTGGACTGAAACCTACCTCCCGCACTGGCTGGCGATGAAACAAGCATTCTCACGCCTTGATAATCAATCCTTGCTTTCCGTTTCGCGATCACGTTCACAACAAAAGGCGACAAATTTGGATGTAAGTCTTGCAAAACCGAACTGAAATGGGTATATTTCGTGTCAATCTGATATTGTGCCATTGTTGTATGCATTGGCAGTAAATGAGTTTTCGAGCCCGAGGTTAACGCCTTGGGCTTTTGCGTTTCTGGAGGTTTTAATTGTTTAACGTCAACGCGTTGGTGAGAAAAGGAGTCAAGAATGTTCGTTTCAGATGACCTTTTGGAGAAAGGAATGGACATTACTTACGATGACATTAGAGCCAGTAGAGAGGCGCTTGAGCAAAAATATCTCAAACGCAAAACTGAGTTGCATGAGTACGGGTATAAAATAGTAAGAAGTTATAAAGAGTCTTTAAAGCTTCCTGACAATCACTATGTCAAAGCTGATGGCTCCCAGCGGGCGTATGTAACTTGCGGTGTAATAAATAGTAAGCAGAATTATGAGTCTCGACCATTATCTGTCATGCCTCTTGATGATAATTATGGTCTTCAATTTTTGATCAGCACAGCAGTTGAAGACTCTCCAGCAAGTAATGATCAATACGTCTATGTGGAAGTTTACATTTGGAAAGAAGCGGGGATATTGATGGTTACCATCGATAAGCAAGATACCCTGTCTGTTCCATACCCAGAAGAAGATAATGCCTTTGCTGGCGTGGACGCACTGATTAAATCTCGAGTACTGTTTAAATGTACTGACGAACGACTTGATTAATTAACTCAAATCAACTTCAAGCCCCGGCACCCGCTGGGGCTTTTTTATTTCAGGCCTCACGGGAATCATCCGCTACGTGCTTTGTTGATAAATTCAGCCCGTGAAGCCTGACCCTCTACACACGGAATAACTATGTCTGAGCCAATCACAATTGCCAGTGGGGTGACCTCCGCTACGGTAGGGATCACTTTCGCCACTATGTTCCCGGAGGCGACGCCTGGCGTAATGTTATGTGCGCTGGCCGGGGCGGCAATCTATGTGCTGACCTCAGAGCCTCATCAACTCTGGAAGCAGATGCTCTTCGCGGTCATCTCGTTCATGGGCGGCGTGTTCTTCTCCGTTCCCATGGCCAAGATTATCGCCGGGGTCATCAATACGGCCCTTGGCCTGTTGCAGCCGCCGGTCAGTATCGAAGTGTCACCGAATGTCGGTGCGCTGGTATCCGCTTCCATTTCCGTCGCAGTCCTGCTTCGAATCGTCGCCAAATCACGGCGCGGCAAGATGCCCGGGCTGGAGGAGGAAGGGAAATGACATGGCATTCCGTCATCCTGGACGCAAACGCGATCATCTGTATGGCGATCGTGGTGCGCCTGATGTTCTTCAGTAAAGCCGGGAAGACACACCGACCCAGTTATGCGTGGATGGCTTACCTGCTGATTCTGGCGGCTGGCTTCACCGCTTTCCGTATTCTTCTCGGGCGTTACAGTAACGTTGACCCGGGTGAGTTATTCCTCAACCTGGCCATATGTATTGCTGTCTGGCGTGCCAAAGGCAATCTGGCAAAAGTCGTAAGGGCTGAATGATGACCAAAGACGATATCTTCAACAGCATTCTCGGCAAAGAGGGTGGCTACGTTAATCACCCGAACGACAAGGGCGGCCCGACAAACTGGGGCATCACTCAGGCAACGGCACGCGCCCATGGCTTTACCGGTGATATGCGCAACCTGACACGCCAGCAAGCTCTCGAAATACTCGAGGCTGATTACTGGTACGGACCACGTTTCGACCAGGTGGCTACCGTGTCGCCGGCCATCGCCGCCGAACTCTGCGACACCGGCGTGAACATGGGGCCATCAGTGCAGGTGAAATGGTTCCAGCGTTGGCTGAACGTATTCAACAACCAGCAACAGCTCTATCCTGACCTGATCGCCGATGGCCAGATCGGCCCGCGAAGCATCAGTGCGTTGAAATCCTTCCTGGCGAAGCGCGGCAGTGAAGGGGAAGCCGTATTGCTCCGCTCACTGAACTGCAGCCAGGGCCAGCGATATCTTGAGTTGGCAGAGCAGCGACCGGCTAACGAGTCATTCGTTTATGGCTGGATACGGGAGCGCGTGAGCCTATGACGAAACTGAAAGCCATCCTGGCTGCTATCGGTACCGTCGCACTGCTCATTCTCGGTGCTTTCGGCTTGGGCAGCATGCGTGGTCGCGAAAAGGCCGAAGCCAAAGCGGATAAACAGCGCACCGACGAGAACGCTGCCGCCACCAAAGCAGCCGCCGAACGCCGAATCGAAGTAACCAAAGAGGCCAGCAATGTACAGCAGACTGTTAATCATCTTCCTGATGACAATGTTGACCGTGAGTTGCGCGAAAAATTTACCCGCAAAACCTGAAGTAACGGACACGGCCTGTGATTGGGTGAATATCATCTACCTCACAGAGCATGATATTGCCGTGCTGGATAAACAGACGAAGCGGGACATATTGGTGCACAACAAATCAGTGCAGGCTAACTGCATGAAGGAGCCTGGTCGTGAACGTAGAGAACTTAAGTAACGCGCATTACATCTATAACGAGATGAAAGAGCTACAGCGACTGAAAGGCATACTGGAAAGCGGTGCCGGGCTTGGAGTGACAATCCAGTCGACCTATCAAGATAATGCCTTTCTTGAGGCTATACGCCCACATGCAGTGGCCGAACTTGACCGCCGTATTGAGGGAAAGAAAGCCGTGTTGGTTAATTTGGGTATCTCCTTCTCCTGATGTCACAGGCATTTAGTGAATGCCTGTGACAAAGCTAAATGGCATCAAGCATGCGATGATGATTGGTTAATAATCGAGCTATGCATGGTATAATAAGCCCCATTCATTGAAAGGTTAACCACCATGTCATTTTTCGATTATGCAATGCAGCGTGTTGGGCTTGCAGCCAATATGACTGTCATGTGCCCGATATGCGGACATAAATCCATACACTCGACCACGAAAGTACGCCAGCAACAGGCGTTACTTTGCCCTAAATGTAAATCACTGTTTGTCATTCACAGATAACATGCGACCTGCTGAATATAACCGCCTACGGGCGGTTTTTTATTGCCATCACTATGGGCAGACCCATCGTAATGGCTGTAGCGGATAAATCGTAAATATACCCTGTAGGGGATAAGCGGAGTTACCAATGGCAATTTGCAAGCTGTTAGTCGAACTCAAAGCCAAATGGTGGTTGCCGGTTTATATCAAAACGCTGACCCTGTTCTGCATGCTGATGCAGCGCGAGCCTGATTACGAAAAGGTGGCTGCGTTCATCGTGAAGCATGGCATGACCCAGAAAGTGACGGTAGAGCCCACAGGATCAACAATGGAGTGATGAATGAGCAAACCGGACTGGGGCGTGCTTCAGCAACGGTTCCTGTCCGATCATGCCGTAACCGGCGTATCACCAAAAGACTGGTGTGAAGCGCAGGGACTGAATTACACATCTGCGCGGCGCTACATCAAAAAGCCAACTGCGCAAAAAACTGCGCAAAAGAAAGTGCGCAATGCGCAGACTGAACAAGCCCCTACCACTGCGCAGTATGAGCAATCCCCAACTGATGCGCAGACCGATATACCGGAAAGTGCGCAACCCTTCAACCTGCGCAATTACGGCCTTAACGATATGCAGATCAGGTTTGTCGAAGAGTATCTTCTCGATCTGAACAGGACCGCTGCATACAAGCGGGCTGGCTACAAAGGCGAAGGTAATACGGCTTACGTTAACGCCTCTCGATTGCTAAGGAATGCTAAGGTCAGCCAGGCAATTCGCGACGCGCTGGATGAACGTTCGCGAAGAGTGAAAGTTACACAAGACGAAGTGTTGAAATGGTGGTGGGACATTGCGACGGCAGACGCTACTCAACTGACCGAGCATCACCGCGGCTGTTGCCGATACTGCTGGGGGCTCGGATTTAACTACCAGTGGCGCGATGCAGTTGAGTTTGAAGAGGCGGAAGAAAAGGTTAAGGGGAAGGAAGGTGCCATACAGCCTAAGGATACGGGCGGCTACGGCTACGACGGCACACTGGACCCGAACCCGGATTGCCCCCGCTGCAATGGCGTTGGTCTGAGCCGTCCTGTTTTCCACGATACGCGAGATTTGAAGGGCGCAGAACGCCGTCTTTTTGCCGGGATTAAAGAGGGCAAATTTGGCCTTGAAATGATCACTCGCAATCAGGATGAGGCTATGAAGATGGTCGCACAGCACCTCGGAATGCTGAAAACCAAAACTGAGTTAAGTGGCCCGAATGGTGAGCCCATACAGCACAGCCACTCTGTAAGTGCGGAGGATCTCACTGATGAGCAACTCGCCGCAATTATCGGCGGTAAGTAAACACGCAGCAGCCAGGGAACTACTCAAGCGGCGCAGTGCCCGAGCAAGCCTCCACGACTTCATTCAGTACATAAACCCCGAATACATCACCAGCAAGTTCTCTCAGACGGTTTGCGACGAGCTGGATCAATTCCTGCTGGATATGATGAACGGGCTGCGCCCGATACTTATTCTCGGCGCGCCGCCGCAGCATGGTAAATCGGATATTGTCTCTCGTTATTTGCCAGCGTATTTCTTCGGCAAGTACCCTGAAATGCGCGTAGGTGCGCTGTCGTACTCTGCTGACCTTGCCGGGGACATGAACGCCGACGTTCAGCGCATTATGTCTACGCCTGAATACCGCAACATATTTCCTGACGCCTGGCTGGGCAATAAACCCGACGATGGTGTTGCCGTCAAGCGTAACACTGACGAATTCGGTATAGCCAACCATAAGGGAACGTATGTTTGTGCTGGCGTAGGCGGTCCGTTAACAGGTAAGAAAATCGATCTCGGTATCATCGATGACCCGATAAAAAACTCCAAAGAGGCGCTGTCCCCGACTACCAAAAAATCGATCTGGAACTGGTACGTATCCACGTTCAAAACGCGTCTGTCCAAAAACAGTGGCGAAATCATCATGGCGACCCGCTGGGCGACAGATGACCTGTCCGGTCGAGTGGTGGAGAAAACCCCGAAAGCTAAAGTGCTGGCGTTCCCCGCCATCAACGAACGGGGCGAAGCGCTGGTGCCAGACCTGCACCCGATCGACAAGCTGTTAGAGACAAAAGCTATCCTGGGGGATTACTTCTGGTCCGCGATGTATCAGCAGTCACCGAAGCAGGCTGGCGGCTCAATCTTCAAAGATGAGTGGATCAAGTATTACCTCCCGAAAGACTTGCCGGCCACCTTCGACATCGTCGTCCACAGCTGGGATATGACGTTCAAAGACAGTGAGGGCACCGACTACGTTGTCGGTCAGGTCTGGGGCAAAAAGGGAGCAAACGCCTATCTGCTTCACCAGGTCAGGGCGCGCATGAGCTTTACAGCAACGCTCAAAGCCGTTAAGCGCATGGCTGACGAATACCCCAAAGGCTTACGCAAGCTGGTGGAGGACAAAGCCAATGGCCCGGCGGTTATTGACTCACTGAAAAGCACTGTTGCAGGGCTGGTACCCGTCGAACCGGACGGTAGCAAAGTAGCTCGTGCGCATGCGATTACCGCCGTATGGGAAGCGGGTAACGTTTTCCTACCTCACAAAGATATTGCCCCTTGGATCACCGAGACGGTCGAGGAAATCACCACCTTCCCGGTCGGCGCGAACGATGACGTTGTCGATGCAATGACGCAGGGATTACGCGATTTGTATCAGAGAAAAACACTCAGCCCACTGGACATCATGTAATGACGAAAAAAAATATCGTTGGTCGTCTGAATGATGGCCTGGTTAGCTTAATGACTTCACTCGGCGAGAAGATCGGCGCGGTGCGGTATAGCAGCAGTAAGCCCGATGTGCCGGATAAAGAACTGCTCGCGATGTATAAAAAATCGTGGGTGGTGAAAAAGTACATCAACAAAACCGCCGACGACATGCTGAAGTTGCCCCGTAAATTTTCGGGCGACGTCGATAGCTCTATAACCAAGCGCATCGCTGACGCTGAAAAAGAACTGAAATTGAATGCAGTCTTTCACAGCGCGCTGGGGTGGGCCTCCCTGCTGGGAGATTCGCTAATCGTGGCTATCACTGATTGTGCCGATGACCAGATAGCCCTGCCGCTCAATTTGCAGAGCGAAGATATCGTTAAATTTCTGGTGTTCCGTAAAGGGGAGTACACGCCGGACAGTAATGTCATCACCGACATACGTTCGGACTGTTTTGGTGAGCCGCTGACGTATCAACTTGATGTCGGGACAAAGCAACTCAGGTTTCACCACTCCCGCTGCTGCCGAACGAAGCTTGGAAATCACAGCATCAAGGACCGCGCCAAGTTTGGCACGTCAGACCTACAGGCGCCCTACGAGCACATCAAAACGTTCGACACTGCAATTCTGAGCACCGGCGACACCATTCAGGAGGCAAACGTCGATGTGCTGTTTATCCCCGGCATGAATAACCAGATCGCAGCGGGTCAGGAAGGACAGGTGCGCGAGTACGCCAGGGTGATGAAGGACACCAAATCTTCAACCGGGATGTTATTGATTGATGCTGGTGATACACAGGCACAGGGGCGCTATGAGCAGAAAAACGCGCAATTTACCGGGCTGTCGGATGTGATCAGCAAAATGGCGATTGTACTGGCCGGGGCGCTGGACAGACCTATAACAGTTCTCTTTGGGGAGTCGGCCAGTGGGTTCAGTAGTGGCGAGGAAGACAACAAATCCTATTACGAGACGATTAACGGCCTGCAAGAATCCCGGCTTCGCCCTATGCAGGATTTCGCCGACCAGTTCACGCTGGACAAACTCGCCATTACGGAAAGCCTTACCTACGAATACCCGACAATCGACAGCATTAACGAGGCAGACGAAGCTAACCGGTTTAGCCAGTATGCGACGGGCTTCAATACGCTGGTAACGTCGTCAATTCTGACGGAAGAAGTCGCAATCAGGGAGATGATTAACCGCGGCGTGCTGAAGACGGTCACCGAAGAAGAAATTAAGGGGATCGTCAGCACTGGCGGTAATTCTGGTTCATGGGGTGGTTATGGAACTAAAACTGCTACTGGAGCGCCTGCAGGGGCGGCGTAAGCCTCGCCGCCGGAGGATGCGCCCCCCAACACCGAGTAAGCGCGCTGAGGTCTGGTACCGGGATCGGCTTACAGAGTTCATTGACGGAATGGTTCAGGCCTACATTGATGAGCTGGACAAGCCTACCCTGACTGATGCCACTGATACTACTCCGCTGTCTGTTACGGCGCGACTTGCCGCTGTCATGCAGCGCCTGGCGAGAATTTCCATCAAGGAAGTCGCCGCCAGGCTCTCTGCCGGGTTCGTCGCGCGCGCGAACTTTCAGAACAAAGAGCAGACGCAGCGCACTTTCTCTCAGGCTTTTGGGATTGATCTGACCGGAATGCTCGGCGATGGCGCGATAAAGCCAGAAATGGAAAAGGCGGTTAATGACAACGTTGACCTGATCACCTCCATCCATACCGACTTTATCCACGATATCGGCGCGGCGGTTTTCGAGAACATGAAAGACGGTGGCCGACATGAAAACCTCATTGACCTGATTAAGGAGCGTGGGGAGGTCACCCGCAATCGTGCAAGGTTCATCGCTCGTGACCAGACCTCAAAACTGAACGCAGACCTGACTGAAGCTCGCAATGTTGCTCTTGGTCTTGACCTGTATGAGTGGGGAGGTACTGGCGACGAACGGGAGCGTGACAGTCATTCCGCGTTAAACGGCATGCTCTGTAAATACTCCGATCCGACGGTCTACTCAGACGACGGCGGCAAAACGTGGAAGAAACGCTCAACCATCGTGGCATTCATCGGTAAACCCGGCGAGGATTACCAATGTCGATGTCTGGCCCTCCCTTACGTCTCATGGGATTAATCAATGAAGTGGAAACGAACACCGCAGGGGTACGTGATTACCACTGCGACGATCACCCGCGCCGGGCCGATTGAGTATTACGGTCACGAGCTGGGACTCACTGGCAGCGATGCCAACAAAAAAATCACCGTAGTTCGCACCCTCGACGAACTATCAAAACCCGAAACCCTCGCTTCATTCAATGGGCTCCCGTTCACCATAACCCACCCCGACGACGGGGAGGTCACCGCAGCAGACCACAAAGACAAAGCATCCGGACACATTGCCAACACTCGCATCGAGGGCGGTGAAGTGGTTTGTGACGTTTTTCTGACGGATGCAGCGGGAATCGAGACGCTGGAAGAAACGGGGATACGTGAAGTGTCCGTTGGATATGAGCCTGCTGAACTCGAGGAAAGAGGCGGGAAGTTTTACCACATCAACATTCGCGGCAATCACGTCGCGGGCGTGGCAGCGGGGCGCTACGGGCCTCAGTGTAAGTTAAACGATAAAAAAGGTAAGCCAATGTTCAAAACATTAACTGACGCCCTGAGTTTCCTGAAGGGCAAAAAACTGAAAGATGCAGAAGGTGCCGCACTGACTGCTGACGAACTGGTCGGCATGATTGCCGCGCTGGAAAAGGCCCTGGCAGATCTTCAGGGGCAGGGTACTGAAGAAGCGGCAGCGCAGGCACAACAGGTGCTGGCACAGCTTGCTGAGCTTAAGTCTCAACTGGAAGGGATGACACCAGCCGGGCCAGCGGATGCGGACGGGGAAGGTGCTGATGCCGACAAGGACGCGAAGATCACCTCGCTGGAAACCGAGAACGCCGACCTGAAAGCGAAGGTGAAGGAACTGGAAGAGGAGCTGGAAACGCTGAAAGCGGGCAGCGAAACGGAATCCACGCTGAACGATGCTAAGTCCCGCTTCCCGAAAGTCAATTTCAACGATGCCAAATCAGCCCGCGATGTTCGCGCTGCTGTGCTGGTCAGTACTCGCGCATTCAACGACGCCCAGGTTAAAGCCATGACCGACAGCGAAGTTCGCGCGGCATACGCGGCCATTCAGGCCACATCAAAACCACGCAGCGAGATCGGCAGTCACCTGCTGAACGACAATGCAGCAAAAACTACGAAAACCGCTAACCAGCGCCTCGGGGGTAAATAATCATGGCATTCGGATTCATTGACTGGGACGGTGCCGACGGCACCATTAAACCCGGCTCGATCAAACGCGCTTCAAGCTCTAACGACAAAGTATGGGGCGAAGAGAACCTGACGGATACACCACTGGCCTACGGTACTTTCGTGGCCGTTAACCCACTGGGCGGAGTAATGCCCCTGGCGGCTGATACCCGCATTCACGGCATTGTCGTTCGCGATATCTACGGTGAGGCGTCACCAGCTAACAAGCAGGCAAACATCGGTCACTTCTCTCACGGTGACTGCGTGGGCGCCCTGACCGTAGATGCAGCAGACTTTGCTCGCGGCGACACCGCTTACATCATCCCTGCCGGGGCAGATGCTGGCAAGGTCACGAATGTGGCAACCGGCAATATTGATTTGGGTTACTGGGTTGAGGATGTAAGCGCAGGTAATAACTGCGTGGCGATCACCCTGGGTTACGTACAGCAAACGGCAGCAGGAGTATAACCAATGCCAATGGAAGCCGCAGATTTTGAAAACGTACTGCAAGAGGCGCTAACGGAGCGCGATATGCAGTTGCAGGAAAAAGAGTTGCCGGAAATTAACATCGGTGAAGCATTGCCGGTTAAAGAAGGGTTGGACTTCGCTCTGGAGTACGTTGATTTCGGCGTATCTAAAGTTGTCGGCTCTGTAAAAGACGGCATTATCGGTAATAAAACCAACAGCCTGAAAACTATCGATAGCGATATCGAATGGCTGAAAGCGCCTGTTGGACAGTGGGCAAAGGCCGCCACCTGGACGCAGCAGGAACTGGAGAAGATCGCCCGCCTGAACATCAACCTGCAATCCAAAAAGCAGGATGACCTGTACGCAAACGCCCTGGCAACGATTCAGTATGCTGGATACGTGGGGCATGGCGGAGTGAAGGGGCAAGAAGGGTTATTGACTGGCTCTGCTGTTCAGTTGATTACCGATCCAGCCAACAAGACCATTACTGATATGACGTCAGATGAATTCGTTAAGCTGGTGCTGGATGCTTACAACGTGGCGTGGCGCAAGTCCAGTTATCGCATCCAGCCAACGCACATCGCAATGGATGCCAGCGACTTCATGCTTGCTATGCAGAAGTTCGACCCAACGCCAGTAATCGTAGGCACTGACCTGCTTCCTATCGCTGCGATGGATCGGATTATGGCTGCACTGCGTAAGGCGTCAGGTAACGAATCGTTCAGCATCACGTTTGTTAAGGTGCCAAGCAATTACGCTGTCGGCATCAAGGCGGGAAAAACGCGTCTGGCGGTTTACACCTACGAGGCTGATTACCTTGAAATGGAAGTTCATATGCCAGAGCTTCTGGCTGTGCGCTCCCGCGACCTGTTGACCTATGAGTGTGGCTATCGTTCTGCCTTCGGTGGTGCGATGTGGAAACAGCCGCAGTCCGCGGTGTATGTGGATTACAAATCCTCTCCGGCAGAGTAATCACAGGGGGTAGCATGGATTTCACCGTTCGTTACCCCGAGTTCGCCAGTGTTGCCCCTGCTCGAATAGAAGGGGCGCTACAGGATGCAGCTAACCAGATGAGTCGCAAGGTATGGAACAAGCTCTACGAGCAAGGGCTTCATGCTTTAGCGGCGCATCTGTTGTATGCGGCTGGCGCGCTCACTCCCTCTGGCAGTAGCAATGGCAAACCCATCCAGGTACTTACAAGCCGCTCAGTCGCCGGGGTCTCTTTGGGATTTTCCGCTCCCGATGCCGGGTTTGGGACCAGCCATGATGGGTACGGCTCAAGCTCATTCGGGCAGGAGTATCTGAGGCTTCGTAAGCTGGTAGGTGTGCATGTGCTGGCGATACGGTAGTTAACAAGGCGTGTTTTTTATGACTCCGGAAGAAACGCTAAAGCTTACCACCGAATACCTGAAGAACCTGCAGGCGATGAAAACGCATTACGTTGCAGTAGGTTTGCCAGCGGGCAAGGTGGGAAATAAAACCCACGATGACGGAACATCGATAATTGAGATCGGGGCGGTTCACGAGTTTGGTGCTGAAATCGATCACCCTGGCGGGACGGGGTATATGGCAACCGTTGGAAAAGCTAGGTTTACCCGCAAGACCTTCATGGGTCCGGTTAGCGGATTTACAGCGGCTCACAAGATAACGATTCCTGAACGATCCTTTCTTCGCGCTCCTTTCACCCTCAAAAAGTCGGAAATTAATCGGGCAATCGAAAAGGCCTGTGAAGCCGTAGGCTCCGGGCGTATGGATGCTGACACCGCTTTAAATTTGATAGGTGCGACGGCGCGAAATATCAGCGTGAAGGCCTTTGAGACTGCCGGGTATGGCACGTGGCCGGATATCACTGCTGCAACTAAAAAGGCTAAAGGATCGTCTGCGCCGTTAATTGATACAGGCGCCCTGCGTGGTGCCATAACGTGGGAGGTTCGTAAGTGAGCGACTTATCAGACCTTGATATGAGCGAAGCGTTAATCGGCTGGGAACAGCCTGTAAAACTCAAAACCCGCACTGAAATCACCATCGATTTTGAACCGGTCGTGACTGTTAACAGCCAGGACATTCTGGCGGTGGTGCAAAGTGCGAACAAAGAGAATCTGACGCTGGATAGCCTGGACTGGTCGAAAGAATATCTGTTGATTCATGCACGGCTGAAAATTGAAACCGGTCAGTTTATTGAGAAGGGAGGCAAGGACTACAAAGTCGTGTCCCCGGCCGATTTTATGGATTACGGATTCTGCGCTGTCATCGCCGAGGAAACCCGGCTCCCGCTACTGGTGCCAACGCCATGACACAACCCCATCTGAAAGCTGTCGCGCGTTTCGTGCGTGACCTTCTGGACTACGACGAGCAACTGATCAAGTTCGACCGTCGGAACGTGCAGGCGTCCGACTTTTCCACCAGTTATATCGTGGTAAACGGCTCACTACCGCAATCAGTGCTGGCCCGGGGCCAGCGCTTTAATGGTGACGCTGAAGTGATGACATATAGCGCCTCAGTGAGCCACGCGATTGTACTGGAGTTTTACGGGGATAAGGCTTACGTCAACGCTGAAAGCTTCCTGATGCTGAGTGAAAGCCAGCACGCGAACGAACTGCGCCGCACGCATTCACTCACCATCATGGCTGTCTCAAACATCATCGATGTGGGGCAACTCCTGGGGCAGTCCCACGGTAATCGTGTTCACCTGAGTTTCAATGTTCAGTATGCCCCTGCTCGGGACGTGCAGACGCTGCGCATCGATACGCCGCAGTTTCAATTTTTAGAGGACAAATAAATGTCGGCATCAATTAATAACGTCATTAATGTGACGCTTCTCGAAGAGGGGCGGGCGGCGGCGCGCGATAACATCAACGTCTGCGCAATTCTGACCAGCCAGACGGGGGTATTGAGCACCGCTGAGCGCTGGCGTTCATACAAAAGTGCATCTGCTGTCGAACAGGACTGGGGGGCTTCTTCGGTCACCGCAGCTTTTGCGAATGTGTTTTTCGGGACCAGTCCTAACCCGGTATCCGCGGGCGGCACGCTGATCGTCGGTTACTGGAACGCTGCCGGGGAAACGCTGCCTGCGACCAGCGGTGTACTGCGTGGCGGTGAGATTTCTCAGGCAGTCGTACTGCCAGCGTTACGCGAGAAGTCTGACTGGTCATTCAGTATTGAGATTGACGGTACGAAGCACGATGTGACCGAAATTAATGGCATGACGGCGACGACACTGGCAGATGTAATCGCCCAAATACAGGCGAAAATTACGCCAGATGTTGCATCGGTTGTTTTTGATGGCAGCCGTATAGCGATTACCAGCAAATCGACAGGGACTAACTCTGTTGTTGGTTTTCCGACAGTGCTGGATGGTGGCTCTTTTATTGGCGATCTGCTGGCGGTTGCGGAGGGTTCCGGCGCTTCGCTGGTAAACGGTAGCGCATCAACTGAGATTTCACCTGAAACACAACTGGAGTCTCTCAGTAAACTTAAAGCACAGGTCAACATAAAAGGTGCAGCTTTCATCGACAAAATTCTCGATGTGCAGGTGCCGTTGATCGCTTCATGGGCTAAAGCGAATGCGGTAATCGTGTATGAGACATTTACCGGTTCGGCAGCTCTGGAAGTTGACCCGACTAACCCTGCATGGGCGGTCACACTCGCCAGCCAGAGTAATTTCCGCATGCTCTACAGCAAAGCAGGCAACCGGAAATTTGGTGTCAGCTATATGGCGCGCACGCATACCGTTAATTTCAACGGAGAACGCACTGCAATCACTTTGCACCTCAAAACGATGAACGTGCCGGCCGAAAGTTATGAGCAGACGGAGATCGACAAAGCGAAGCGCGTAGGTCTCGACATCTACACCACGATTAAAGACGTTCCCTGCGTGCTGTCGAGCGGTGCTAATGATTTTGTCGACAACGTCTATAACCTGATGGCCTACGTTGACGCAGTGCAGACGGATTCCTTCAACCTCCTTAAAACCACGCCGACTAAAGTCCCACAAACCTATTATGGCGTTGATCAGTTAGAGGACTGTGTAGAGAAAACCACGCATGGGTTTGTGAAGGCTGGGGTGTTCAATCCGGGTACCTGGACGCTGCCTGACTTCTTCGGGGATCGGGATATGTTTCTGCGAAATATCGAGCAAAACGGGTATTACGTGCTGGCCGGTGACCTGAAAGACCAGTCAACCGCAGACAGGCAGGAACGCAAATCCCCGGTTGTTCAGGTAGCAGTGAAGAATGCTGGTGCTGTTCACAGTGCCGATATCATCATCAATTTCAATAAATAAGGAGCGGTAAATGTCTCAGATTGTTATCAGTACAGATACCGCGACCATCGTTCTGAATGGGCGAATCATCACGGATATCGCTGCGGGGGACTACGTCACGCTGACGCCATCCAATCCGCTTACAAGCCGCGCCAATAGTGCGAATAACGGCGTCACAATCTCGGGGCGTGTTGATGCCGGGGTGCATGTGATGGTGATACGTGTCCAGAAATTTTCTAACGATGATATCTGGCTTAACCAGCAGCGTAACGCCGCGATCCCCGTTGTCTTTAACGGCTCAGTTAAAGAGTCGTTCGTGCGCGAAGGCGCGGCACTGAAGGAAACCTACGATCTTCAGGCCGGTTCTATCACCACACAACCGACGCAAACCAAAAACAACCAGGACGTTAACGCACTAATGGAATACACCATTGAGTACCGCAATGTCGTGCGTAACGTATAAGGCCAGATATGTCTAAAGAACAGCAGAAAAAAGCACTCGAGATGATCAAGGCGGTCTACGATGACGGTTTTGCTGAGATTAACGGCAACCGCTACGACTTTGCAGCGATGACGCACAAAAAACGCCGCAAGGTTTTTGCCTTCTTCACAGGCATTGCCTCTGAGTTATCGCGGCAGTCTCTTGAGTTTCTGGACTCAGAGCGATTCGAGGAAATTGAACGCCTGATGTTCGATTACGTTCTGTTTGACGGTGTGCAACTGTCCAAGCAGCCGGAACACTTCGAATCCTACCCTGGTGATTACGTCATGCTAATCACAACAGCGCTTCAGGTTATCAGCCTGCCTTTTATGGGCGGGAGCAATATGAACTCACGTTCAGAAGCTCCAGACGTTCAGAAATTTACGTTAAAGCCTCGAACATAAGCGACGACATGAGCATGTATCTGGCGCTGTCAAAGGCCGGATACGGCCCCTATCACGAACTAGTTAAATTAGACACACCAGATCTGTTTGACATGCTTGAGTTCGAGAATATCAGCGCAGACATTCAACACTACGAGATGGAGAAGGCGCGGAATGGCGATAGTTAACGAGCTTATTACCAAATTCGGTTTTATCGGTAATCTGGCGCCGCAGGAAACATTCAATGCGAATCTGAAAGCTTCCATAGGCTTGCTCGCTGGCATGGGAGCCGCTATCCAGGGCTCGGCGTGGGCGATGGCTGCATGGTTTACTTCTATCATTGACGGCCTCGATCCGCTTGTACAGTTCCACCGCGAGACCGGGCTTTCTGTGGAAGGGTTGCAGGAGCTTGGCCGTGTGGCAGAGCTTAACGGCTCCAGCATGGAGGCAGTCACCAGTTCCATAGGCGAAATGACTATGAGAATTGGTGAGTTTGTCTCCACTGGCGAAGGTGAAATGGCGGATATTGCCAAAAGACTCGGCATGAGTTTTAAGGATTCTCAGGGAAAGGTAAAGGATGCCACCCAAACATTCACCGAGTTATCAGACAAAATGCGCGGAATGAGCCATGCAGAGAAGTTCTCTTTACTGGATAAGATGGGCATTGATCGCTCAATGGTGCAGATGCTGTCTCTTAGCCGCGAGCAACTGGATAAATCACTTAAACAGGCTCGTGACTGGGGGGTTGTAACAACAGAACAGGCCGATGCCGCCGCCGAGTTTAATAACTCTCTTAAAGATCTTCGGATGGGCTACAGCTCTGTATCGACGCAGGTAGCCCTGAGTTTTCTTCCCATGCTGAAAGATATCATTGATGGTATGAGGGAGTGGCTTCACGCAAACGCCGATCTAATTAAGAACGGCCTGCATCATTTAGGCGAAATAGTTTTTTCAGTGGCGGGCATGATACGACGCCTATTGCCTCTCATTGGATTGGCAACAGCCGGGTTTGTAATATGGAAAATCGCGGCTATCGGGCTGCGAACGGTGCTCTCCACTATTTTCTCCCCCGTGCTCCTGATCACTGCAGCAATCGTTGGGATCTTGCTTGTTATCGACGACCTGGTGGTGGCAATGCAGGGAGGTCAAAGCGTTATTGCTGATTTCTTTAAAGACACATGGGGGATCGATATTGTCCCCGGTTTGCTGGCGATCAAAGACGCGGTCATGGTGGTGGTCGATTACATCATCGCGATATTCAAACAGGGCATTGAGAATATCAAACTGCTCTTTAGCGCGCTGAGCAAGCTGGTCACAGGTGATTTTCAGGGGGCGTGGGATGACGTTGTGAAGTCCTTCACCGATAGTGTCGCGCTACTGAGAAAGCCGTTTGATGAATTTATGCAGTGGGTGATGGGATTGTTCGCAAACCTCGGTGAGACCATTAAAAACACGATCAGCAATGCTGCTTCAAATGCCTGGAATGCGACAAAATCTTTCTTAGGGTTCGGTGAGGATGAACAGCAGCAGGGAGTAACCGGCGGCGGTAACGGCGGCATGAGTCCTGGTGGTATTCCTTACGGCATGAATGCTGCGGTGGGACTCGGTGGTGGTGGCGTGACAAGCAATTCAAGCGTCAGCCAGCAGAACACGATTCACATCAACACATCCGATCCGGTTGTCGCCGGGAATACTGCGGCAGATAGCCTGCAACAAAACATGAAGGATGCCAACCGGTTGAGTGGCAGAGGAGGTCGGTAATGGGGATTCTAGACGGCCTCATGCAGGCGCAATCCTCGGGCAAAGATACTGTTAAAAAGGTAGGGATCGGCGGGTTCTCAATGTTTGCGCGAGTTAGCGACGCTACTGAATACCCATCTCAAGTTCCGGTAGACGTGCTGGAGGACGGTAGTAACGCGTCTGACGATATTATCAATGGCCCGCTGACGATAAAAATCAGCGGTGTTGTTGCCGATATTTTTGTCGATGCGAAACCAAACTCTTCTTTTAGCCTGATGCCAGATTATTCGAAGTATGGTGAGGTGCTGGAGTACATCCCCGCAAAGACGCAGCAGCAGTTGCAAAAAATGAATGAGATTGCCGACCGCGCAGAGCAGGCCATCTTAAAGGCAAAACGCCTGGCTGATAAAGGAGCCGACCTGTTTGGGCTGGTGGGCAACCCGTCTACTGGTGGCGCTAAAGGTATACGCGAGCAATTTCTCGACTTCATTGAGGGGGTGTACTACGGCAAGCAGCTTATTTCCGTGGAGGTGGATTATCGCACCCATGAAAATATGGCGTTAAGCGGCCTGACCATCAGTACCGACAATCAAACGATGGAAACTAAGTTTGAAGCCAGTTTTACAAAAATCACCTTCACGCAACTGACTACCGCACCGATTGAGCAGCACTTCAAATCCCCCTCGGCAGCTGCTAAATCAAAAACGGCGGGCGTTGCTAATAAGGGGGCGCAGACGCCCGCTGATAATTCTAAAAAAAGTAACGGGACCAGCCAGTCAAAATCAGTCATGACCTCGTTAAAAGGGGCGGCGAAATCTTTATTCTAATGAGAGCAACGTATGGATCCGATAACCAACATCACTGACGAACCTATCCAGCGGCATGTTCTGATTTTTGACCGTGGTGAGGCTGTGGTCACTATTCGTTATCTGCCTACGGTTGAAATGTGGAAAATGCGCGTGGAGTACAACGGTGATTACATCGACGGCGTGAAGCTGTCCCTCGGGACGCTACATTTTCGGCACAAGAACTGGCCTTTCGACGTTGTGTTACTTTGCGCTGACAATTCCGGCATTGACCCATATCGGGCTGACGACTTCGCCAGTGGTCGCATCGAAATGTATCTGGTCACGCCGGAAGAGATGATTGATATTCGCGGGGGAGACGTGCCGTGATGGATACTTTTTACCGTGATTATCGGCTGACGGTGGGGATCGGCAATCAAGCAGTGATTATCGAGCCACCGATCACCGTGTCATTCAAGGCGCTGGAAACTGTGGACAAGAAGTCACTCGGCAAGCTGAGTGTGTCCATCAACGGGCTAAAGCCTTCCACGCGTCTGCAATTGCTCAAGTCCGAAGATGAAGAGAAGTATATCCCCGTTCGACTCGAGGTTGGTTACGACGGCAAGCTGCGCCAGGTATTTCAGGGTTCGGTTAAAAGCGGAGCAGTAAAGCGTGAGGGGGCGATCCACATCGTCAGCCTGGAATGTGAAGACGGTGGCCACGACTATATCAACGCCTTCACATCGCGCACGGTACGCGGGAAAGATCAGGTCGTCGATTCTGTCTTGCAGGATATGCCAAACACGAAAAAAGGCTCTGTGACGAAGCAACAAGCACTCATCAGGCCGAAGGTTCTGGTAGGTAGCTCCAGTAAAATTCTTACCGATACCCTTGCGCCCGACGAGTCATTTTTCATCAAAGATGAGCGCGTCCACATCCTCAAGGCTAATGAGGTTACATCGGGTAACATTCCAGTCGTGAATGCGCGTAGCGGTCTGCTAAATACGCCTCAGGCAACGAAGATTAGCGCACAGGATGACGGGGGGAAGAAAGCCAAGATGCCAACCAATGAGCCTGATACGGATCCGGCAGGCAAAAAAGATACTGACTCGAGTACCTTAGCCAAATCCTCGAAAGGGCAGATCGTATTCGATACGAAACTGAATCCTATGCTGGTGATCGGTGGGCTTTGCGCTGTTGAAAGCGTGACGAACCCCGCGTTAAACGGGGTTTATAAGATATACCAGATTGAAACCAGCGGGCAGAACAACGGAGCAGCCTGGTATCAGAAGGTGGTGTGCCAGCCTGCCGGAAATTACTCAGTTGTTAACTGAAGATTTTACTTCTTGCGTTACGCTGGAATTGGTTTTTTCTGGTGGGTGACGATCTGAAAGCCAGCCAAGAGCAAAAATAATGACTGTGAGAATAAAAATTTTCTCGCCTATTGAAAACTTCACCTTACCACCTGCATTTTTAAATGCCGTTTTCTCCTCGGTTGATAGTTTTCTAAATTGCTTATGGGTTAATACCATGACCAATGGGCGAGGTGGTTGAATATCTTCCTGACCATCCTCTAACAACGTTGAGTCCGAAAAGAAACCAAGCCGCTCAGGTGCTTGTTCCTCTACGTTCTCAGCGTGTTTACCGGTGGAGTTCTTTTGACCCGCGAGCAAGTTTCCACTCGTGTAAGACAAACCGGTACCGGGAATGCCTGCGGTTGCCTTTACCCCTTTTTTACCAACGTTCAGGGTAGCACCAGCCTTACCAATTGATGCGCTAGTTATGCCTGTTTTACCTATGTTTATATGAATGCCTGGTGCAATTTTGATGCGCTGTCTGAATTTGAATCCCATGAGTGACTCTCCTTAGTATTAAACGCTGGCGCAGGTTCGCTCTACGGCGATTAGTATGAGTATTTATCTAGCCATCCATTGAACCCACTCTGGCGGTTTTTTATGGGCTTAATTTATGATCGAAGAACTTCACGACACTATCGGCCTGGGTGTTGAATTTGCTCTGGCCGATGTTCACACCATTGTTGTCGCAAAAATAACGTCTGTAAATGACAAAACAATCAGTTGCGTCCCCGTTATCAATCGGGTTGTGAAAGGGAGCAGCAAGCAACTCCCAGAGTTCATTGAAGTCCCCCCGGTAATTTTGCAAGGCGGTGATAGTTATATCGCCGAACCAATTGCGGCTGGTGACTATTGCCTCGTCCTTATCTCTGAGCGTTGTTATGACGCTTGGTATGCGGGTAGCGACTTTGTTTCACCACTTGAAATGCGTATGCACGATTATTCAGATGGCTTCGCTCTGTGTGGGGTTAACCCACAGGCTACCGCGATCAATATCCCTAAGAAGAACAGGATGATGAAGGGGGATTCTGACCACGAGGGTGATTTAAACCTCACAGGAAATATTACCCAGAAAGATGGTAAGACGACTCTGGAAGAATGCGATGTTCTGAATGTACTTCAATATTCCCAGGTAAAGACAGGCGGTAAGTCTGGGGTGTCTGGTTCATTTCGAAGCGATGACGGGAAAACAATCACAGTTACCAACGGTATTGTCACGGAGATCTCATGATTGTTTCAGCACTTGATAGAAATGACGACTGGGGATTTGGGCGCGGGAAGACAAACTATATAACCGGCGGCGCTGCTATCGCGCAGAAAGCCAAATGCCGGATCCGCTCGTTCAAAAACGATAATCCTCTCAACATGGATGACAACATCGACTGGCTTTACCTGTTATCAGAGAAAAACACCGAGCAGGAGATTCTGCGGGAGATAGAGCGTGTGACGCTGGCGACGGATGGGGTTATGCGCATTACCGCCCTGGCGATGGAGGTCAATAAGGCCACCCGGTCACAAAAAATCGAACTCAGCATTGAGACCGTCTATGACCAGCAGACGATCACCTTCCCGGTCAACGGAGCGTTGAAAAATGGCACTACAGTTTAGCGACAACGGCCTTGAGACAAACACTCTCCGGGAGTTATTTCAGGAACTGAGCGACGGATATAAGGGAATTTATGGTCAGGATATCGATTTGGACCAGGAATCTCCCGACGGTCAACGCGTGGCAATCGAAGCTCAGGCTCGGGCTGATATTGAAGCCGCGCTGCAATGGCTTTATTCCCAAATGGACCCCGATTTTAATACTGGTGATATGCAGCAGATTATCGCCAAACTTCACGGGCTTTTCCTTCGTCCTGGATCCCGTTCTCAGCGCGACCTTAAAGTCACAACAGACAGGCCGGTGCTTCTCTATAGCGGGTACAAGATACGGGACCAGGCAAATCAGGTCTGGGCTATCCGACAGGACGTGACTGTTCCGGCGGGCGTCACAACAGCTACCTTTTTTGCTCAAAACTTTGGGAAAGTTACTGGGCTTGTGAACGATACCTTCACTCAACTCACACCAGAGCCAGGGATTGTGAGCATTATCTCTGATTCCGCGGTTGTGGTCGGTCGGGATGAGGAAACGCCTGAAGAATTCAGGCAACGCCGGAACCGGTCGCTTGAGAACCCGGCAACAGGTAGCACTGGGGCGGTTTTCGCTAAAGTTGCTCAACTAACAGGTGTAATTGATCTGAATATCGGAGAGAACGACACAAAAATTGATAATCCGACGACGGGTATCCCGGCCAATTCAATATGGCTGGTCGTTGAGGGGGGAGCGATTTCAGAAATTGTGGAGGTGATGGTTAAACAGAAAGGCGGTGGAACGGGAACGAAAGGCAGCATAACCGGACGTTTTACCGAGACCCTGATTCGGCCTGACGGCACTTCATTTCTGATAGCCCATGAACTTCAGTTTGATCGGCCCATCTATAAGCCGCTTCATATCAGGCTTAATGCCCGCCGGAAGATTCAAAGCGAACCGATAGATATCGATACTCTCAAAAAATCTCTTGCATCACGCACCATGCATATTGGTGAGTCTGTGGATGCCAATGAATTTTATGAGAATGGGTATGGGGTAGGACGGGTAAATTTTGTGCTGACCAATCTGCAAATTAGCAGTAATGGGGCAGATTACACCGATGCTGAGTTATCGCCAGGCTTTCAGGGAAAGTTCACGTTGAGTGTGGAAAATATAGACGTTAACGAGGTGGTCCAGTGAATGACGACATCATTAACCGCTACACGCTAATGCTCATCAAACAATATTGGGAAAAGAAAAAAGCAAGGTCAGAGATACAGGCCATGCTCAGGCACTGGCAAATCATCGCCGATTTTATTCGTAACCCAGATAACTTTGATCTCGACCGGGTTACCGGATACCGGCTTGATGTCATTGGCCGGATAGTCGGCCTTCACCGTAGTGTGCCTGCTGTTATTGCCCGTGTATTTTTCGGGTTTGACGGACATCTGAATACCGCAGGCTTCGACAGTAAATCTAATGCGGCGTATGTCGGCGCACCTTTCTACAGCAAGTTTTCGCCGGCATATGGTGACTATCAGCTTGGTGATAATGAGTATCGCAGGTTCCTTCGGGTCAAAATTGCGCGAAACGCCGCAGGTGCAACGATAGCGTCAGACGATCGGGTCAGCCTGCAGGATGTTATACAGACGGCTTTCAACGGCGAAGCTTACGTGACCGACAGAAAAGACATGACGCTTGCTTTGAACGTTTCGCCGCGGGTATCAGTTGAAGAGTTACGCCTGATTGTGAAGCTTGGCCTGCTGCCGAAACCTGCGGGCGTTCGATACGATTATTTTTATCAGGTGACTCCTGGTCTGACATTCGGTTTCTCGCGAAACCCTTCGGCCAGAGGATTCGCCAGCAAGTTTAATACCGCCTACCAGGGCGGTTTTTTTTCGAGGAAAATCCATGTCTAAGATTGTACGATATCAGGGAAATGTTCGGGCTTTTGCCTCTGATGCACAGGGAATGGAAAGAACCGTGTTTGGTGGAACAAATCAGGCGGATGACCTGACCTCGCAAATTACGGCATCTTTCCTTCGCGGATGGGGCATTGTTGGCGCTTCCGAACACCCCTCGCTTGAGGACTTCAATGCGGCAATGTATGCAATGAGTCAGTTCATTGCGTATCAGCACCAAATGGGGGTTCCAGAGTGGCATGCAGAACAGGAATATCATATCGGTTCGATCTGCACACATAACGGTGAATCTTATCAGTCCGTACAAAATGCAAATATTGGTAGCCAGCCGCCATCAGCAAAATGGACTCCTGTATTAACGTCAAAAAACGGTCTCGCAAACCTTGGTTTGCGAACGGCTGCTAAAGCTGATGTCGTAGGAACAGTATCTCAGTCAGGGGGCGTTCCGACCGGGGCAATTATTGAGAGAGGATCTAACTCAAATGGGGAGTACACAAAATTCGCCGATGGAACACTAATCTGCTGGTTTACCAGGACGGTTGAATCCATAACAAGCAACCCTAGCGGTGGGACGACAAACCTATATTTTTCCAGTGAAGTGGGGCTCACTTTTCCTGCAACTTTCGTTGGCACCAGGCCAGCCGTAGCACCTTCTGCTCCACTATCAACAGGTGGTACATCATCGTGGCCTTCCGTTCGCGGTAGTTCACTGACTGGGACGTCACTGGCGCTGATTAGCAATGTGCAAAATGCAGCGGCATATCTTGGATATACAGCAGTTGGGAGATGGTTCTGATGAAAGCAATCTTTACCCCGCAGCGTTCTGATTACGTCATGAAAGTGTCGGCAAAAGGTGATGTATTAACGATTGAAGTTGATGATGTTGTCGATTCATTCGATTTTAGCATCCTGAATGATGGCGATATCGCGGTCGATTTTGTATCGGTGTTAACCCCCAATCCTGTACTGAATGCCAGAAAGGAGTCAGGAGAGATCATCGTAGAATTAATTGGCTTCTACGGTTCAGATGCAGAAGAGAGTGAAACGCAGATTTGGGAGGTGATGTTAAATGGGTAGTTTCACGGTAATAACCGCAAAAGAGTCCACTATCAGTGCGGCAGAGAATAAAAAACGTCTCCTGATTAATGAAGCCACTGAATATGTCAACAGTAAGCAGTGGCCCGATAAGGCGGCAATTGGTCGGCTGAAAGGTGACGAACTGGCTCAGTACAATCTGTGGCTGGATTACCTGGATGCACTGGAAGCGGTGGACACATCCAGTAGTCTCGATATTAACTGGCCAGAAAAGCAAGTGTAAGAAGTGTTCATAGAGTGCTATGCCCACACTCAATCTCGTAATTTAAGTATATTAACAACATGTCTTTAATAGACTTGATAATCATGTGTAGGATAACAAACTTATAGGTAATTGGATTGCAAAAATATCAATGTAATGAGATGTAAGCTAAATCTTTAAATAAGCAGGGTGAAAGGTATTAATGAAAAAAAAAGGACGTTTGAATAATCGTGGTGGATTTATAAGTCCTATGTTCTCAATTGTTTTTATGTTTGATATATTGCATATGAAAAGTTGGGTTTCAAATAATGAAATCTACAATTAAGACTGTGGTTATTGATTTTATTATATATATCTTCATTTGCTAAAATTTCAAAAAATAATTTATCTGAGAGTGGGTTTTTAAATGGTGTCTTAAGTATTGAAATTATTATCTTTTCACTTATAATGGCAAAAATTTTTTGTGGGTATTGGTGATGAGCAAGTCTAACATATTCGTACTCGATGGTGTGAGGGGGGTTGCAGCTATAGCTGTTGTCCTGTCTCACTCTTTCATTATGTTTTCCCCTTGGATGCATTCAGGTATAGCGTTTAAAAATGAGCTTGAAGCAGCGATTTTCAACTCCCCATTCAAGTTTTTCTACAATGGTAGCTCTGCTGTCGCTATATTTTTTGTCCTTAGCGGCATTGTGCTCTCTATGAGTTGCGTAAAAAGAAATGTTGCATATGAGTATGTTAGAGATGCAGCACTTAAAAGATACATACGCCTTGGTCTGCCGGTGTTCTTCTCGGTTATGGTTTGCTTCTTGTTCGCAGCATCCGGAGCGTTCAAGGCTAATGCAGATGTTGCAAAGAACGTACCTCTTGCAGCTGAGTTCCTTTTCGACCCAACATTAAAAGGGGCGTTGTGGGATGGTGCTTTTGGAGCAATGCTATTTGGTGTTACTCCCTATAATTATGTTCTGTGGACGATAAGTGTAGAATTCTTCGGTTCGTTGTTAGTTTACGCAACACTTGCATTATTTGGAAGGGATAAGAATTTATTGCGGATAGCATCATTTACAGCATTTGTATTTCTTACTTTTCATCCTAATGACTTCGCTGTGTTTTACGGTCTATTTATGGCCGGTGTGTTTATCTCAACGTTTGAAATAAATTACACATCAACATTGAAGACTAAATCTATATCACTGTTACTTTTAGCTCTTGGCCTTTATCTGATGGGATATACATCAGCAAGCAAATCTTATCAATTTATGCTTTCATTGTTTGTAAGCATGGAAAGTAGTGGAATTAGAGTGTCATGGATGCTTCCTCTTGGGGTTGGTGCAATCCTTGTAATCACTAGCATCTTTGTTGACTGCGTGGTGTTACAGTTTTTGGCAAAACAACCGTTCAAGTTTTTTGGTAAAATGTCATTTTCCGTTTACCTGCTTCATCCTATTTTCCTTGCATTAATTGGGCCATATATATGGGCTTACACAGGACAGACATTTTATGGTGCTCTGATTTCCTTCATATCTGTTACTACTGTAACGCTTTTGGCAAGCACAGTTTTTTATAAGTTGGTTGATAAGAGATCAATTGAGCTTTCAGCTAGTTTCGCTTCATTCATTGACCGGGTGATCTCACGTAAGAAGGGTGTTAAAGCCGATCTGGTAGAGGACGTCTCTCGGTGAAAATTGCTAGACCTGGCAGATTACCAACAATTGCCGGGCCATCAATGGATGGAGTTATCTTTCACGTCGTTCGATTACGACACCTTCTCATCCAGATAATCTGTCCACTACTGCATCATTTCCCGGTGCGTATCAAGATATGCTGCGTGGCTGTGCACGGAGCGGGTCATGCTGAGTTTGATGATTGTTCGGTGATGCAATCATATTGACGTGATTAGTTCGACCACTATTTTTTCACATTCCCAACGGCACGCGTCACGGTGTGCCGCATAATTTTCTATGCCGCTGTTTCGATCCCGAAAATTTCCCGACGACACCACGAATTCAATGGTAACCAATTGATCTTGAATGGGTTCAATAGTAAATATTGGAAGGTGTTTTTTAGTGGGTTTTTGGCGTAACTGATTGAATTTAAATGAGAGTTTTGGTTTGCATTGTAAACAGGAATCGTATTCGGTCTCTTTTTATGTGGCGAATGCGATGCCATCCAGGGCAAAACACGGCTTATCGCATGCTGCATTCTTCATAAACCATACCATACTCCTGCCCACGATCGTCCAGGCTTTTTTACCATCATTGCTAAAATTATAATCAGGTACCCTTGTACTCTGGAGGCGACATGGGACGACCTGACAATATCTATCAACGAATCGACGGTACGCAGTGGCGTCACGTCTGGGTGGTTGGGGATATCCACGGCTGCTTCTCGATACTGATGGCTAAACTGCGCCAGTACCGTTTTGATCCTTGGCAGGATCTGCTGGTTTCAGTGGGGGATGTTATTGACCGTGGACCAGACAGTTTGCGTTGCCTGAAATTATTGCGTAAACGCTGGATTGTCGCGGTCAGGGGGAATCATGAACAGATGGCGCTGGACGCGCTGGTGACGGGAGATCAATTCATGTGGTTTATGAATGGTGGCTCGTGGTATGCGCAGGCGGAGCAACCGGCAGCGAAATTCGCTCTTGAAGAGTGTTGGCAATTACCCTGGATTCTGGAGCTGCATTGTCAAAACGGCATACACGTTATTGCTCATGCCGATTACCCGGATGATGATTATCTGTGGCTAAAAAAGATCGATTTACAGCGTGTGCTGTGGGATCGTTCGAGGCTAATGAACAACGGTTGTGGGATTCGCGGCGCGGATCACTTTTGGTTTGGCCACACGCCGTTGCTCCATCGGCTGGATCGCGAGAATCTGCATTATATTGATACCGGTGCTGTATTTGGCGGCGAGTTAACGCTGGTACAACTGCAATAATCAAAAATCGCTGTATTCCTGGGCCGGGTGCCAGAAACTATCAATGTAGTCATCCGCGGGTAAACACCCTCCGTTACGAATACGTTGATCGTCCATCGATATCAGGCACTGCTGCTCAGTTTTGTAGACATCAACCACGATATCTTCACAACCGCCATCCAGGTAGCACACAAAAAGAACCAGCGTGAACAT